CTGCTCTTGTCCTCACCCAAAACGTACCACTACGTTACGAAATACGGACAAGACGAATCCGATGCTTTCACGGTAGGGCGATTGGTTCACCTAATGGCTCTGGAACCGCACCGGGTAGCCGAGTACGATATTATCGACGTACAAAGCAAGAATACGAAGATGTGGCAGGATGCAAAAGCAAGAGGCGGGCAAATAATAACCAAGAAGGAATACAACGAAGCCCGTAGGATTGCTGATGCCTTATTGCGCAATGAACACGTATTGGGCTACATTCAAGGTTGCGAGTTCGAGGTTCCTGCCGTTGGTGTTATTGAAGGGTTGCCCTTTCGAGCAAAGGCGGATATTTTAGGGGATAACTTTATTGCCGACCTTAAAACGACTACCGACCTCCGTGCGTTTCCTTACTCCGCAAAGAAGTACGGATACGACTTGCAAGCGTTTATCTATACCCGATTGTTCGGAGTGCCTATTGATAAGTTTGTATTTATTGCCGTTGACAAAGCTTCGCTTGATGTTGGTATTTATACCATATCACCGGAATTTGTTGCGGAAGGTGAGCGCAAAGCGCAAGAGGCAATTTCCATATACAAAGAGTTTTTTTGGGGAAAAGAAAACCCAGAGCTTGATAACTACACTATCATTGGTCAACTTTAACCTTTACAATATGGACAAGTTTATGAGGGACGTTATAGTGCTTTGCGTTGTACTTGGTTGTTTGATTGGATTTAACTTTTATGAATATATTTAAAACCAAAGAGGAATGACACCAAAAAACAGAGCGCATAAATTTTTATATGACATAAGCAATAAGGAAATTACTGTTGTCACTAAAAAGAAAAATGATAATATATCAATACCGTCTGGATTTCTTACTCACGAATCAAGCAAAGAGTTTGCGGTAATTCTATGTAATGAATTAATTAAAAACTCGTTAATGTGCTACGAGAATTGTTTTAACCACGAAAATTGGAGTGGTGGTTACGACTTGAAAGAAGTAAGCATAATGACTGATTATTGGCAGCAGGTCAAAAATGAAATCATAAAACTTTAATATTAGATGGAAAAGGTATTTAACCATAATCCAAATCAAACGTCAGTTGATTGGGTTATAGGCGAGATTTTAAAACATCAAATGACTTTCTACGGTGAATCTTCAATTCCATTAAGAATTATTGAAGAAGGTATTGCAATGCATAAAAAAGAAATAGAAAAAGCTTGGGTTGGAGGTAAATCTTGTAAAAACGGTGAGGATTATTATAACAAAACATTTAGATAATTAAAATGAAAATAGTCAGGTGGCGTTATATCCGCATTGCTACGGCAAATTCAGTGAAAATCTGAGACTTAGGAAATGCAGGTTCGAATCCTGTCCTGACTACAAACCTTTAACACCAAATGAAAATAGACCACATCGCACACTTCTGGGCTGGGATGGCAATCCTCGCCGTTACGGGTAGCTGGCCGATTCTTATCGCAGCAGCATTCGGACGTGAATTAAAAGGAATCTTGCTCGACGGACGCAGGGACTACAACGATAGCATTTGGGACGTTGTGTACACGTTGGTTGGCGGCGTTGCCGCAATGGTAGGTAAATTATTCTTTACCTTATGAAATGCGTATTGGAGTTCAAACTTCCCGACGAGCAAGTCGAGTTTATGGAAGCCGTCAACGGAGGTATGTTTAAGCACGTCCTTTGGGAGTTAGACCAAAACTTGCGGGCTAATTTGAAATACGGAGAATTACCACCAGCCGAATACAAATGCTACGAAACGATACGCAAAGATTTGCACTCGTTACTTAACGCCAATAATCTGACAATCGAATGAAAGACCAATTTATGCGGATAGCAATGGCTCGTTTGCGAGGTATCTATCCATTCAAGCCCCAACGCCGAGCAGTTGCAGCGAAGATGTGGGTTCGGTTTGTTGACAAGAGCCTTGCTAAAAAGTCCGTATGCGCTAATCACGCACGCTGGCAAGACGAGGAGGAGGAATTAAACAGACGAATGAATATCATTGGGCAGAACGGCAACACCGGAGAGCATTATGAAGAAGCACACTAAGGTTTATCTAAAAGCAATGGGGTTATCCCCAGTCGAGTTTATTCCTTGCGAGGTTTGCAATCGCCGTGCGGTGGACATCCACCATATCGAACCTCGTGGTATGGGTGGCAGTAAACTTTTAGATACACCTGAGAACTTGATGGCGTTGTGCCGGGAATGTCACCACGAAGCCGACTTTGGTGTTGAATTGTCAAGGGACTTCTTAAAAGCCGTCCACCTAAAAAAGCTCAACAAATGATTCATATCATTACACCTTGCTCACGCCCAGAGAACTTGTCAACAATCAAAGCAACCATTCCGGAAGATTGCAGTTGGACGGTAGTCGTTGACGATAAAGCAAAAGGCGAGTTCCCAAACGGAATTACCTACCTACGCCCAAACGTCTCCGGTTACTGGGGGCACCCACTCCGAAATATAGGTATGGAGTTTATATTGGCATTAAGAGCCAAAAGAGGCGACTACATATACTTTCTCGACGATGATAACATAATCCACCCAGATTGGTATGAAGCCGTTAAAAACGAATCTTATCCGTTTGTTACGTGGGGGCAGGTATTCCGCAATGGCCAACCAAGATTGCATCCGACAAAGGAACCAAGAGTAGGCACAATAGATACCGCTTCGTTTATGGTACGTTGCGATGCAATCGGAGATGTAAGGTTTGGAACTGAATACGAAGCAGATGGGTTATTCGCTCAACAAATGGCAAAGTGGAATATCAAGACGCTCGATGCCTATCTTTGTTACTATAACTATTTGAAATGAAAGTCCTTTGCCTTGGAGACCAACAATCCGGCGTGGTGTACCACCGGATTTACAAGCCCTTCACTCTGTTAAAGGAGAAAGGGCTTTTGGATTTTCAGATACTCAACTACAAGCAGCCAATACCCGAAGCCGATTGGGAGGACGTTACCCACGTTATCTTTTCTCGTGCCTTGCCGTTCTCCGGTGAATCCTTTGCTAACTTCTTTGCTATTTGCAAAGCAACGGGCAAAAAAGTAATAATCGACAATGACGATTGGTGGCACTTGGCTCTTGACCACCCCAGCAAAACAACATACGATAAAGCAAACCTATCCGGACGGATTGTAAACTCAATGTACTTTGCAGACGAGGTCTGGACTACCCAAAAGTACCTTGCCGATAAAATCAAGAAGGTAAACCGCAATGTACATATCATTCCAAACGGATTAGACCCTGCCGACCCGCAATGGCAAATAACCCGCCAAGAATCCGACGAAGTGCGTTTTGGTTACGTGGCGGGAATATCCCACCTTCCAGACCTTGTAGAAAACAAAATCGACCTATCCCCTTACCAATCATACGTTGCTGACCTTGGCGGATACCCACAAGCTGCAAAAGCAAGATTCGCACTACAAACACAATCCCCAGAGGAATACGGAAAGTTATACCAAGCATTTGACGTTGCATTGGCTCCATTACTACCAAGTGAGTTCAATCGTTGCAAATCAAACCTAAAAATGGTAGAAGCAGGGTTTGCTGGTTGTGCGTTAATTGTAAGTGATGTAGCACCATACTCACAACACCTAAATAAAAACAACTGCATCGCAGTAAAGCATAAAGGCGATTGGAATAAGGCAATTAAATACCTGCACGACAATCCAAACAAGGCCGGGGATATTGCCCTAACTTTACACGAGGAGATGACCACCAACTTTAACATCCACGACTTTAACGATATTCGCTATGAACGCCTCACGAGTAAAAATTGAAACGGTACTACCGAATCCGAGCAACCCACGAATTATCAAGGACGATAAGTTTAAGAAGCTCGTAAAATCAATCCAAGAGTTCCCACAAATGCTTGACTTGCGTCCTATCGTTGTGGATGCAAATATGGTGGTGTTGGGTGGCAATATGCGCTTAAAGGCGTGCAAGGCCGCAGGGCTTAAAGAAGTGCCGATTGTTATTGCCGATAATCTAACGGAGGAGCAGCAGGCGGAGTTCATAATAAAAGACAATGTAGGGTTCGGTGAATGGGACTGGGACTTGTTAGCGAATGAATGGGATGAGACGCTTCTGCAAGAATGGGGTCTTGACTTACCTGTTTTTTTAGAAGAGCCGTCTCACGATGAGTTAATTGGAGAGGAGAAGGGAAAGCCAGCGACTATGAAAATAACCTTTGATAGTCCAGAGCAATTACAGAAGGCAGAGATTGATATACAAGAGCTTTTAGATAGAAAGTATCAAGGGGCTTATTTTTCAGTTAGTGCAGGCGGAATATGAAATTAGAGATTGCATCAAATAAGGCAGTAAAATACGCTTGCTTAAACTTTCATTACGCAAAGGCAGTTCCAACTTATTCTATTGGATATTCTGTTTTTGAGAATGACGTCTGGTGCGGTGTTGTTTTATTTGGAGGTGGCGCATCTGTAAATATGCCTACAAAGTTTAATTTAAGAAACGGGCAATATCTTGAATTAAATAGAATGGCACTTAATGGGAAACAATCTTCAACAAGTAAGGTATTAGCGTCTGCGATAAGGTTAATAAGGAAAAATTGCCCTACTGTAAAGCTGTTATTTAGTTATGCTGATAAAGGTCAAAGTCATTATGGTACAATTTATCAAGCGACAAACTGGTATTATATTGAAAATATAGAAAGTAGCGGAACTGAATATCTACTAAACGGAATATGGAAGCACGATAGAGGAAGATACAATTGGGGTGTTGATTTTAAGAAGTTACCAAAGCGAAAAAAAGCAGGGAAACATAAGTATATTTATCCACTTGACAAGAGTTTAATTCCTATGTGTCAATCGTTAAGTAAACCTTATCCCAAAAAAGAAACCCCGACAAGCGGGGCTACTTTGAGCGAGGAGGTCGATTCGAACGCCACTTCTTGATTGGAACACCAAGCGTGCAACCATTACACTTCCCTCGCAGGTGAAACAAATATAAAACAAAGATATGGTATGGACAAAACTGAACAACATAAAAAGGCAATGCTCGATGCGTTGGAAAAATCCCTCGGAGTTGTTACTGCCGCTTGCAAAGTTGTAGGCATTGGAAGGACTACGCATTACCTTTGGATGGATACCGACCCTGACTACAAAGCAGCAGTTGAATCACTATCAGACGTTGCTCTTGACTTTGCAGAAAGCCAACTGCATAAACAAATCAAGGATGGTAACTCAACCGCAACAATCTTTTTCCTAAAAACAAAAGGCAAGAAGCGTGGCTACGTTGAACGGCAGGAATTGGACGTATCAACGGGCAAGATGTTTCAAATAGAAGTTCTTGGGGAAGATTCAGACGAATAAGGTATTTAACCACCTAATCAAAAGCGATAAGCGCATTATCGTTGAGCAAGGCGGTACACGGAGTGGGAAAACTTACAACATCCTGCTCTGGCTTATCTTTTATTATACCGAACGCAACACCGCCAAGACCATAACCATTTGCCGTAAGTCGTTCCCATCCCTGCGGGCTTCCGTAATGCGGGACTTTTTTGATATTCTACGCAACCACGATTTATACCGGGAGGAGTATCATAACAAGTCCAGCCACGAGTACCACTTGAACGGAAACCTTGTTGAGTTTATCTCCCTTGACCAGCCGCAAAAGATTCGAGGACGCAAACGAAACCTGCTGTACATAAACGAGGCAAATGAATTGTTTTACGAGGACTGGCAGCAGCTTATATTCCGTACCGACGGGCGTATTATTTTGGACTACAACCCGTCCGAATCTTTCCATTGGATTTACGACAAAGTAATACCCCGTGAGGACTGCGACTTTTATCAAACCACGTACCGGGATAACCCGTTCCTTGACGAGCAGATTAAGCAGGAAATCGAACGCTTAAAAGAAACCGACGAGGACTATTGGCGTATCTACGGCTTGGGTGAGCGTGGTATGAGCCGAGCAACAATCTTTCAATTTGGGACGTCCGAAATCCCACAAGAAGCAAAATTACTTTCCTATGGACTTGACTTTGGTTTTACAAATGACCCGTCCGCTATTGTGGCAATCTACCAGCACGGCGATAACCTTTACTTGGACGAACTGCTCTACCGAACGGGGATGACCAACCGGGATATTCATAACCACTTGCAATCACTTGGCCTTGACCGAAGGGACGAAATCTTTGCGGATAGTGCCGAACCAAAATCAATCGAGGAACTGCACCGATTCGGCTGGAACGTAAAGCCAACCGCCAAGGGGCAAGATTCGATTAATGCAGGTATTGATATTCTCAAACGCCATAAGTTGTTTGCAACCTCACGGAGCAGCAATCTAATTAAAGAATTGCAAAACTATAAGTGGACGGAGGACAAGAACGGCAACCTGCTTAATAAGCCGATAGACGTAATGAACCACGCACTCGATGCGGCACGTTACGCCGTCTATAACAAACTTTCTAAACCAAACTACGGTAGGTATTCTATCCGTTGAGTTATTTATTGTATGGAACTGAAATTAGTAGTACCAACCTCGTTAGACGAAATCACGCTCGAACAATACCAGCGGTTCGCTCGTATTGAAGGTGAGGGTGAGTTCAAGCAAATGAAGATGCTTGAAATCTTCTGCGGGGTTCCATTTTCAGAACTGCCCAATGTCCGATTGGTGGATGCGGTAAGCGTATTGGAACGACTAACCAAAACGCTGTCCGAGAAGCCTGGATTAACGAAATTCTTTGAACTCAACGAGGTTAAATACGGATTTATCCCAGCACTCAACGAAATTTCATTGGGTGAGTTTGTAGACCTTGATTCGTACCTATCCGATTGGGCTACTATGCACCGTGCAATGGCGGTACTGTACCGACCCGTGGTTAAAGAGAAAGGAGAACGCTACGATATTGAAAAGTACACCGCAACAGACGAGCGGGACGAACTAATGAAGCAGATGCCCGCTTCGGTAGTGCTTGGTGCGCTGGTTTTTTTTTATCGTTTAGGGAACGTATTAGCAGCTCATACCCTTCGCTCTTTGGAACGAGAGATGAAAATCCATACACACGAGAAGCCCAGTTCGGACAACGATGGGGATGGTATCAATCAATCTATGCGCTTGCTCAGGGAGATGTCCTCAAATTTGGAGAAGTTACTCAACTTCCAATAAATCAGGCATTGACTTATCTAACTTTTGAGAAAGAGAAAAACGATATTGAAATAGCAATGATTAAAAAATGAGAAGTTTTTATTTAGCCACCGAAAAGATAAACGACTACCTTTCCTCGCATCCATTGGTGAAGGTTGTTACGTTTGGGGATATTTTCGACGTTGACCTTAACAAGCAAACGATATTCCCGCTTGCACATATTATGGTTAACCAAGCAACATTCGCCGACCACGTAATAAGATTCAACGTATCGGTGTTGTGTATGGATATTGTGGATGAAACAAAGCAGGATATACGAGACCAGAACGAGCCGTTCTTTGGCGTGGATAACCAGCAGGATATTCTAAACACAACCTTGGCTATCTTAAACGGATTGCAGTCCCAATTACGCCGTGGTACGTTGTACACAGAGAAGTACGAAATCGAAGGGGACGTTACCTGCGAGCCGTTTACCGAGCGGTTTGAGAATCTGCTCACTGGCTGGAACCTGACCTTTGATTTGATTGTACCGAATACGGAAATATCTATTTGCTAAATGAGCCGCAAAGAATTCGTACAAGCCGCATTAACGAAGTTTGCAAAGCGTGTAATTCAGCAGGCGAAGCAGAATCTCACCAAGAAAAGAAAGAACAGCACAAAGGAGCTGTATAATTCTCTTGACTACGACTTGTCGGTTGGTGCTAATTCATTTTCTCTATCCTTCAAAATGGAGGACTACGGAGAATACCAAGATAAAGGCGTAAGCGGTGTAAAGCGTAAGTTCAACACGCCATATAAATACACCAATAAGATGCCACCACCCAAGGCATTTGCTAACTGGGTAGTGCGTAAGGGGCTGCAAGGTGTACGAGATAAGAACGGCAGATTTATACCACGCAAGAGCTTACAATGGGCAATAGCAAAGTCGGTGTACAACAACGGCATTAAGCCGAGTTACTTTTTTAGCGCACCATTCAAAGTAAACTTCAAGAAACTACCACCGGAAATCGTACAAGCGTTCGAACTTACGCCGGATGACTTCCAAGCATTTACACGTAAATAATGGGACTACCAATAGCCACCTATCCGACCTCGTTGCAGTTTACAAGGTCTCCGATATTTATCACGCTAACCAAAGGCACAGCCGTTAACGACGGCCTTGTTAATGCGCTACTTACCTTGCGTATTTTCCAAGGTAGCAGCGCAAGCAGCCCAACGGCGGAGTACACGTTAACCAAAAACTCGATTAACGACGAACCTATTGTCTTTGAAATCAGCGACTTAATACGTGAGAAAATTACAACCGTATTAAAGAACGATGCGATTAGCGACTGGGAAACAGCAACAACCGAGGACGTATGGTGCAAGTTTACCATATCGGCCGACTACGTGGATGCGGGAACGCCTGCAACGGGTCTAATTGTAAGCAATCAATCGTTCCTATGTACGGACGGATGGTTGCCGTTTACAACGCAATCCGGAGGCATCGTTGCGGGTGCTGGCTTAATCACCAACCGCACTATTCAAGTAGTCGAAGGTTATGAGCAGTCCTTGCCTGCTTTGTACGATACCAATACCGACCTTAATGGCGTTCTGTACAACGTGAATGGTACAGACTATTTTTACGTGCTATCCGACGAGCTTGGCTTTGCCAATACAAGCACCGAATCAAGCCAAAAGATTATTTACATTCCAGCAGGTGTAAACAGCATTGATTCTTTTTTGGGTGTTGAACCGATTGAGAACTATACTATTTCTTTGATTAGCGATAGCGCAGCAGTCAACTACAAAGCACGAGTAGAAGCCGACGGAGGAACGTGCGAAGGGTTTGCTTGCTTGCGTGAGGCGCTTGCCGAACTGGGTTACGAGGAGAACGCTACCGACTACAATTACGAGTTGGTTTGCGAACCAAAGTACACTCCGGTACGGGTTACGTTTATCAACCGCTATGGAGTTAGCGACTACCTGACTTGCTTTAAGGTATCAACCCGGAGCGGCAACTTCACACGGGAAAGTTATATGCCGCAGTTACCACGTCCTTACGACGTAACCCAGCAGTTGCAGTATCGTAACTTTGATGTCAACAGCCGAGAAACGATAACCGTAAACACCGGATGGGTAGACGAGAATTACGACGATGTTATTCGTGAGCTTTTAATGAGCGAGAAAGTATCGTTGTTGTACGATGGGCAGGAGTTTACCGCCAACCCAACCGACGGAGGTGTTGAGTATTTTAAGGAGGTAAACGCCAAAATGATAAATTACACCTTGACCTTTGAAATCGCTTGGAACATTAGGAACAACATTCGATGAAAAATAAGGTAACGATATTTGTAGGGGACGAGGAACTTGATATGTTCGGCGATGAGGATATTGTAATCAATCTATCCGTCCAAAACATTCAAGATATAAGCAAGGTCTTTACCGACTTCACACAAGGATTCAGCGTTCCTGCAACGCCAAGGAATAACGCTATCTTTTCGCATTACTACCGCACGGATATTGTCGGTGGTGCGGACTACCGACTGCGTGCCGAAGGTTATATTGAAATTAACGGCCTGCTGTTCCGTTATGGGTCGATTGAACTGGAAGGTGTACAGATGCGCCAAAACTCGCCATACGCTTACGATATTACGTTCTATGGGTTATTGGTGAACCTTACGGACTTGTTTGGTGAGGACTATTTGTACGACCTTGAAGCCCTTTCAACGCATAACAAAGATTTATCTCCAAGTATTGTTTACACGGGACTTACTACGTTTGATTATTACCCGCTTGTATTTCCTTTAATCACGCCGCAGGACGTTTGGTTCTACAACTCAAACAATGGAAATCACGACCCGAACAACATTCACTTCCACAACGTAAACGAAACACACGGCGTACAATACTACGACCTTAAACCAGCCATTACCGTTGGGGCAATTATTGACGCTATTGAGAACAAGTACGGCATTAACATAATTGATAGCGGTATTCAAGAGTTTGAGAACTTGTATATGTGGTGTCATCGCAGGGCAGGGTATATGTACAAGGATATACCAAACGCTACAACGTGGACGCAATTAGTAGCCCCCGACGAGTACGCCCCAGTTGCTACCGATTGGTGGGATTATTCGAATAGCACGTTTACTCCGCAGGGGGCAACGGGGTCTGGAAATGTGTATAATGTTTCCCTTGATTTGAATGTTGGTGGTTACGCAAGTAATTACACCATTGGCCTATTTATCGATGACGTATTGATAGCGCAACAAACGCTAAATGGAAACGCAAGCACCACGTTTAACGAGATAGCAATAACAAATAACAGCGTTGTTTATCTTGCAATACAGCCGTCGACGAATGAGATTGTAACACTAACCGTAAACGAGATTCGTGTTGAACTCACGTTTTCTCCATATACGGTTTATGCTAACGCCTACAACTCTGCGAGCCAACAGATTTTCGGAACGATTGATATTCCTTCTTTGATGCCAGAGCAACGAGTAGTGGACTTTCTTTCCTCGTTGTGTAAGATGTTTAATTTGGTAATTGTGCCAATAAACAGCAACGAGTTTGAGTTTAAGCCGCTGCAAGATTGGTACGCAGAAGGTATAGACGTTGACCTATCCCAATACTTTGATATTACGGAAAGCCAAGTAGAGCGTCCGCAACTTTACAAGCAGATTCAATTTCAGTACAACGAAACGGGAGCAATTACCGGAGAACAGTACCGACTGACTAACGATGTTGGCTACGGCGATTTGCGCTCGGAGTTTGTGTTTGATACCGACGAGGAGTTGACGGTGCAACCGCAATTCGACCAGATGTTATTTAATCGATTGACGGATGAAAATACCGGAACGCTAACCAACGTACTTGCTGGGTATTCAATAACCCGTGAATTGGAAACGTACTTGGGGCAGCCGTTTTTGTTTTATGTCAACACCTTGCTTGATATAAGTGCAAATACTATTTCATTTATTACGCCCCCAGACCCAATAACCGGGAATACGGCTATTGAGGTAAGTGAAATCGTATATGCAAACTCATCGAGCGAACAGACCAACACAGCAGCAACCTATTCCACAAACTACGGAGCAGACCTCGACCCGTACTTTTTGCAATCGGTAAACAACTCGTTGTATAATGTATACTGGAAAGATTATGTTACGGATTTGTACGACCCTTCCCGTCGATTGGTACGCATTCCTGCTATATTGCCTTTGGGCAAGATTCTAAATTTCAACCTTGCCAACAAGCTAATTTGGAACGGCGAGAAGTGGATAGTTAACAACGTACAGATTAACCTTACCACGGGCAAGGCAGAGTTCGAACTATTAAATGATGTATGAGGGAATCTTATTTGAGTTATTTGATTGAGGTGCTTAATAGCCAACCCTACGTTGGTGTTAGCCACGAAATCGAGATTGCAAAAGGAACGTATAAGTTTACGGAAGATAAAATTGAAGAAGGGTTAAAGGAATGGCGGTTGTCGAAACTATAAAAATCCAAGGGGACGGAACTGAATTAGATTCGACCCTTGATAAACTCACCAAAAGCGTTGAGGAGTTAAATAACTCTATCAAAAGAGTAGGTGTAGAAAGCAAAAAAGCGTTCGATAAAACCGAACAGAGCGTTGAGGGTGTTCGCAAGGAAACCGAGAAAACCAACAACTCTTTTAAGGAACTCGCCAATAGCGCAAAAGGTCTTGCGTTGGTATCCGTTGCTATGGATACTGCCAAGGAAGCGTTCACGGCTAACCAAGCCGTTGTGGATGTATTTAATACGGCTCTTGGTGCGATTCAATTAAGCGTATCCCGAATCTTCGATTCTATTACAAAGGGTACTACTTTGAATCTTGGTAGCGTTATTTCCGATTCTCGTGAAATTGTGGAATTGGAAAAGCAAGGTGCATTAGCATCAGCAAAGCGCACGGAAGTTCAATTATCTTATCAGTTACTTGCGGAAAAAGCACGCCAAGAACGAGATAACGAGTTAAATAGCATCAATTCAAGAATCGAGGCAAATACGGATTTGAATGAGATTTTAACAGAACAATTACAAAAGGAAAAGGAGCTTGTTGAGCAAGTAGTCGCAGCAGCCCAAGCGCAATTTGCTAAAATACCAAGCATTGAAAACGAGGTTGCTTTAATCCAAGCCCGCACCGAATTGGTAGATATTGAGGAACGTGTTGCAGGGCAGCGCTCGGAGTTCCTTATGAATCAAATGTCCCTTAATCGTGAGTTGCAGGACTACAACCTATTGTTACAAAAGAATGGCGAGGTAGTTTATGAAAACGGTAGGGCTCAAATCGGTCTTTACAGAACTCGCAGAGCACAATTAGATGCCGAGTACAGGGCAAATGAAAGTTTATTAAATCAAGAGATTGAAATAGCAAAAAAACGGTTAGACAATACTTTCAAAGGAACTGTTGCAGCACAAGAAGCTTTTGGTGAGTATTCTGAATTAATAAAACAAAAGGGTGAATTAGACTCCCAATATGCACGGGATAGTAAGGAACTTGACCAAGAGGTTACTGCCGCAAAGTTTCAAATGGCGAAGGACGGAATCGCTGCAATAAGTGCGTTATCCGCCGCATTTGCAGGAGAGGACGAGGCTTCAAAGAAACGCCAATTTGAATTTCAAAAGAAACTTTCTCTTGCATCAGCTGTGGTATCCGGAGTGGAGGCGGTACAAAACGCATACAAGACCGCACAAGCCTCACCGTTTACTGCCGTCTTCCCCGGTTACCCATATGTACAAGCGGGACTTGCCGCAGCATTTGCCGGGGCGCAAGTAGCAACAATCGCAAGAACACAATTTGAATCCCCAGATACAAACATTGATTCCGGAGGTGGAGGATTCGGTGCGCCTGCTGAATCGCAGATGACCCCACAATTTAATATCGTTGGGCGTTCTGGAATTAATCAATTAGCACAATCGGTTAACGAGCGCAACCAACAACCAATCCAAGCATACGTTGTAGCGGGTGAGGTTACTAACGCACAACAATTAGCACGTAGACGAGCAAGAACAGCAACATTCGGATAAATGAAAAAAGTAATTGAACTTGTCCTTGAAGAAACCGAAGGACTAAATGGCATTAACGCAATATCTATCGTTGAACATCCAGCGATTGAGGAGAACTTTATCACCCTTGCAAAAGAATACGAGGTAGAGTTCAAAGCGCAGGACGAAGAGAAGCGTATCTTAATGGGCGCAGCCCTTATCCCAAACAAAACAATCTACCGTAACCAAGGTGGTGAGGAGTTTTATGTGTACTTCTCAAAAGAAACGGTACGCAAGGCATCGGAGTTGTTTTTAATGCGTGGGTATCAGGGAAACACCACCCTTGAACACGCCGCCGAGTTAAGCGGTTTGTCGGTAGTCGAATCTTGGATTGTCGAAGACCCACAAAAAGACAAGACGGCTATCTACGGAATGGAATTACCGGAAGGTACGTGGATGGTATCAATGAAAGTCAACAACGAAGACATTTGGAACAATTACGTTAAGACCGGGCGTGTTAAGGGCTTTTCAATCGAGGGGTACTTCGTTGACAAGATGCAAATGGAATCCCACCTTGAACGCATCGAGGAGGAGGAAGCGGAGTTTATGCTTTCTAACATTATCGCCAAGATTAAAAAGGACGGCCGCTTAAAGAGCAAGAAGCGAATCGAGATGGAATCGTACACCGACTATCCAGAAGCGGTACGCAACAATGCCAAGCGTGGAATCGATTTAAACGAGAAAGGCGGTAACAAATGCGCTACGGCAGTAGGCAAGATTCGAGCACAACAACTTGCCGACGGCAAACCTATCAGCGTAGAGACCATTACCCGTATGTATTCTTACTTGTCCCGTGCGGAAACGTACTACGATGAGAACGATACGCAGGCGTGCGGTACTATTTCCTACTTGCTATGGGGCGGACTTGCCGCCAAGCGTTGGGCAGAATCTAAACTCAAAGAATTAGGTAAACTATGAAAAAGACCCCAAGTCGTTCCTCCCCAAAAGGGGGCAAGCGTGGATGCCTTTGCAAGGATAACACCTACTCCTCAAAATGCTGCGATGGTTCGTTGCAAGCACAAGGCGTAGGCGTTACCGTGAAGGTTCCGGTATAAAAATGTAACAATCAATAACTAATCAATTATTTCGAGTATGAAAGCAACAGAAATTTTCCAAAAATTCTTTGCCGAGCTGTCCGCAGTTGAGACCACCGAGGTTGAGTTGGCGCAAGCCAAGCTCGATAACGGCACTGTCTTGGAAGCTGAATCATTTGAGGCAGGCCAACCCATTTTCATCGTATCAGAGGAAGACCGTATTGCAGTCCCAGTCGGTGAGTACGAAATGGAGGATGGCCGCATCTTGGTTGTAGCCGAAGAAGGTGTTATCGGTGAAATCAAAGAAGCAACAGCCGAGGCAGAAGAAGAAGCTCCGTCTGTTGAAATTGAGGTTGAAGCAGCCGTCGAGCCAACAATGGAGGAGAAAATCAAGGAGGTAGTAATGCCTATCCTTGAAGAGATGCGGGCTGAATTGTCCGCAATGAAGGAGGAAATGGGAGCGTACAAAAAGAAGCAGGAGATGTCAAGCGATATGCCCGCCGCTACCCCAATCCGCCACAACCCAGAAGCAGCCCCCGCACCTGCACGAGTTAACCTCGCACAGAATGCACCGGAAACTGCTATCGACCGAGTTCTTGCACGTCTTAACAAATAAAATCAACAAATAAAAAATGGCTACGACCACTTCAATCACTACTACGTATGCTGGCGAATTTGCTGGCAAATACGTTGCCGCTGCTCTTTTGAGCGCTCCTACCTTGGACAAAGGCCTCATCGAGGTAATGCCCAACGTATACTACAAATCCGTTATCCAAAAGGTTGGTACGGATGATATCTTGAAGAATGCTACTTGCGACTTCGACCCTACATCTACCGTTACCTTGACCGAGCGTGTTTTGACTACCGAGGAGTTCCAAGTTAACTTGCAAATGTGCAAAAAGGACTTTGAACAAACTTGGCAAGCCGTTGAGATGGGTTACTCCGCTTTCAAGAATGTACCTGCCTCTTTCACCGACTTTATCGTAGCTTACGCTGCTGAGAAGGTTGCCGCTCGTATCGAGCAAAACATCTGGGCTGGTGTTAACGCTTCTGCTGGCCAGTTCGACGGATTCACCGTATTGTTCGCTGCTGACGCTGACGTTGTAGACGTAACCGGAACTACCGTTACTGCTTCTAACGTAATCACCGAATTGGGCAAGGTAGTTGACGCTATCCCTTCTGCTCTGTACGGTAAGCAAGATTTGACTATCTTCGTTCCACAGAACGTAGCAAAGGCCTATGTACGTGCTTTGGGTGGCTTCGCCGCTTCCGGAGTAGGTGCTAACGGTGTTGATAACAAAGGCACTATGTGGTACGGTTCGCAGGACTTGTACTTCGACGGTATCAAGGTTGCTTTGGCAGAAGGTTTGCCTTCTAACAAAATCGTTGCTGCCCAGAAGTCCAACTTGTTCTTCGGAACTGGCTTGTTGAGCGACAAGAACGAGGTTCGCTTGATTGATATGGCTGACATCGACGGCTCGCAAAACTTCCGCTTGATTATGCGTATGAGCGCAGGTATCCAGTACGGAATCGGTAGCGACATCGTTTACTACGCCTAATTAAATTAGAATCCTGATTGGGAGGGCTTGGGTAACTAACCCTCGTCCTCCCTTTCTTTTTTAACCATATAAATACAAATAAAATGGCTTGTGCTTTATCCCTTGGCCGTATCGAACCTTGCAAGGACGTTGTAGGTGGAATCACGGCAGTTTACTTTCTGAACTATCAGAACTTGACGGTTACTTATGACGCAACAAACACAGACGCTATCGATACGTTGGGTAGTGGTTTGACTGCGTATAAATACGAATTGAAGGGTAACTCCTCTTTCGAGCAGACCGTAAATTCCAGCCGTGAAAACGGAACTACGTTCTTCGACCAAACCTTAAACTTGACCTTGCACAAATTGAGCAAGCAGTCCAACAAGGAAATCAAATTGATGGCTTATGGCCGTCCGATTGTTATCGTCGAGGACTATAATGGTAATTACTTTGTTGCTGGTTTGGAGCACGGTTGCGAGGTAACCGGAGGAACGATTGTAACAGGTGCTGCTATGGGCGACCTTTCCGGTTACACCTTGACGCTGAACGGACAAGAGCAGGTTCCTGCTAACTTCTTGGACGGCACTTTATCTGCTGCTGGAATTTCGACTATTGTAACTGGTTCCGACTTCTGATTATGAGTAAGCAATCTATCTATAACATCCTTGCCGCCAAGGCAGAGCCAATCAAAGTAGAACTTGGTTTTATCGAGGACACTCGTGCTTTATTAGATAAGGCAGACCAAGCTTTTCGTCAAGCAACGGGTCAAGCAATGCGAGCTTCGGAAGCGTTTGACGAGGCACAATCAGCATACATCCAAGCTTCTAAAAAAGTTGCAGAGATGGAGCAATTCATTAAAGATGCAGAATCTCGTGGGTTCCCTCAAAACAACTTGAAGCCAACGATTCAAAAACTGAAAACAGAATCCGAATCAGGCGCAAGCAAGTCGCAGCGTTACTCGCAAGCCGCAATTGGCATTACCAAGTTTTAATTGTTTTAATCGCAATTTAAGAGAGCCATCCTTCGGGGTGGCTTTTTTAATTAAAACAAAAAGCAACAAACGAGTTATTTGTAAGATGAACATTTTAACTACAAGCGCATCAGCGCAGAATTTAGTAATCATCCCTCGCTCGTTTCCTGCTTCTGTATCAGCACGGCTAACGAACGAATCCACCAATACTACCCAAACGCAAACAATCGCACCAACAAGCGCAAATGGCTATATGACCTTAAATGCTGCTTGGACTTTGGTAGCGCAAAACTTTTATTTGTTGGAGGTGTTTAGTGGCTTAAATTTGATTTATCGTGGTCGGGTATTCTGCACCGACCAAACTAATTTCGAGAAGTTCACCGTGAACGCCGGGGTGTACGACCAAGAAACCGCAGGAGATAATACGTTCGTTATTATATGAGCAATGTGAGATTTATGGCCTTGAACTCCTACGTTAAGCCGGAGGTTAAAGAGGTTAGCGGAAAGCAATGGATTGAGTACGGAAGCGATAACAATTACTTCCAATACCTAATCGACCGATACAACGGAAGTCCTACCAATAATGCTATTATTAATGGCGTTATCGATATGATTTACGGCAAGGGTCTTGCAGCAACAGACGCAGCACAAAAGCCCGACGAGTACGCAATGCTTATGTCCTTGTTTACGAAGGACTGTATGAAAAAAGTTGTTGCCGACTTCAAAATGATGGGCAATGCTGCTATTCAAGTAATCTACAACCAAGACCATTCCAAGATTGTAAAGGTTGAACATATCCCGGTTGAAACCTTGCGTGCTGAAAAGGCAAATGAGGAGGGATTTATTCCTGCTTACTACTACGCAAAGAGCTGGGATAGGGTAGCACAGCGCAAAGAGGTTCCCGTACGCATTGATGCTTATGGAACCAGCAAAGCGGGTATCGAGATTCTGTATATTAAGCCCTACAAAGCAGGATACTATTACTACGCCCCAACGGACTACCAAGGTTCACTTCCGTATGCCGAATTGGAGGAGGAAGTAGCCAACTACCATATCAGCAATATCAAGAACGGCTTAGCGCCGTCGATGCTGATTAACTTTAACAACGGCACACCTACCGAAGACGAGCAGACCTTAATCGAGGCACGGATTGCGGATAAGTTTTCTGGTAGCTCGAATGCTGGTAGGTTTATCCTTGCATTTAACGATAACAAGGAACTCGCAGCAACAATCGAACCCGTACAACTATCAGACGCAAGCGAGCAGTACCAATTCTTATCGGAGGAATGCACCAAGAAGATTATGGTAGGCCACCGAGTAACAAGCCCGATGCTTTTAGGTATTAAAGACCAAACCGGACTTGGTAATAACGCAGACGAATTAAAGACCGCTTCTATTCTGTTCGATAACATCGTTATCCGCCCATTACAAGAAGTTTTACTCGATGCGGTAGAGGAAGTGCTATCTTTTAACGGAGCGTCCTTAAACGTCTATTTTAAGACCTTGCAGCCGTTGGAATTTAAGGAGGACGTAGTTGCCCCTTCTGACGTGGTGGAGGAATCCACCGGAGTTGAAAGCAGCGGATTCGGATTCTCCGCCGACGTGAGCGACGAGTTGCTTAATGGAATGTTCGAGGCGTTGAATGAATTTGGCGAAGACGAGGACTTGGACGAATGGGAGCTTGTTGACGAGCGTCCCGTTGACTACGAGCAAGAGGAGTATTTAGATTCAATCTTAAAGTTCGCCAAGACCGGAGATGCGTTTCCCAATGCAAAGTCCGAGCAAGACGGAGTAACAAAAGACGGACGCAAGTACAAGATTCGTTATTCGTATGCACCGGGTACAACCAAAGCCAATAGCCGTGAGTTTTGCAAACTTATGGTAAACGCAAACAAGGTGTACCGCAAGGAGGATATTATGCGTATGCGCAAGCAGGAGGTTAACGCTGGATTCGGCCCTCGTGGCGCAGCAACATACGATATATGGCTCTACAAAGGAGGCGCACGTTGCCACCACTTCTGGATGCGTAAGACGTATTTAGCAAAAGCCGAAGGCGTAACTCCAGATGCTAAAAACCCGAATGCCGATATTTCAGTTAACCAAGCTCGTAAGGCAGGCGTTAAGCCGGAAGTGAATAACCCAAAGGTTGCAAAGCGTCCAGTTGATATGCCGAATGAAGGATTCTTAAAACCTCGTAAATAATGGCTACGGCTCTTTTTATCAAGCGTGAGGATATTGTACGCAACACGGTAATTTCCGGCAACGTCGATACGGATAAGTTTATCCAATTTATTAAGATTGCTCAAGAGATTCACGTTCAGAATTACACGGGAACCAAGTTGTACGACAAAATTTCCTCGGATATTATTGCTAACACGCTTGCGGGTAATTACCTATCCCTTGTAACCGACTACTTGCAACCGATGCTTATCCATTGGGCGTTAGTTGAATACTTGCCGTTTGCTGCTTACACGGTAGCCAACGGAGGTGTATTTAAGCATACAAGCGAAAATTCTGTTAACGCAGAGAAAGTCGAAATTGATTATTTAGTTGAGAAGGAACGCACGATTGCCAAGTATTATACCGAGCGTTTTATCGACTATATGAGCTTCAACCAATCCTTGTTTCCGGAGTACAATGAAAACGTCAACGAAGACATCTATCCAGACCGAGATTCCCGCCCGGCCTCGTGGGTGCTATAAGGTAAAGACCGAGAATCTAATTAAACTAAAAAAGTACTTGGAAAATGGCAAATAGCATCGGGTGGGGTAATATCTACTGCTCTACGGAGTGGGGAGATGAGGACTACAATACGAGAGCAATAGGCGATGTACCTACTTGCTTTGGTAATGCTTACATATATGCGGATGCGTATGTTGCTCGTGTTGCCGCCGATAGCGGAACCACCGAAGGGTACGATTGTTTAGTTGTTGCTATTGATAAATTAAACTTTAACTAATGAGTTATTACGATGATGCTTCGCTGGTAGTTATACCAAGCGGATACAAAACGAGCAAGGTATATGCCGAGAAGCCAACCGACGGAAGCGGGGACTTGGCCTTCACCCGCACAGGGGATACGGCTACCCGTGTAAATTCGGCTGGGCTGATTGAAAAAGTGCGGACTAACATTTATTTAAACTCAGAGCAGTTTAATAACGCAAGTTGGACAAAATCTAACAGCACCGTAACCGCAAATACGGCCACCGCTCCAAACGGAACTACAACAGCGGACACCCTTTCCGATATTGTAGGAATTAGCTTGGATTATTTGTTAAATGTTACCAGTCCAATTTCATACACAAGCGGAACACCTTACACGGTTTCTTTCTACGCCAAGAACGTAGACCGCCGTTATATGTACATTCGCTTTGTAACCAACGCATTCGGTAGTAATAAGTACGCATACTTTGACCTACAAGATGGCGTTATTTCAAAATTAGACGCTGGCACTACCGCAACAATTACGGCGGTAGGTGACGGATGGTATCGCTGTACCGCAAGCGCATCGGCCACTACAACCGTAAGCACAATCTTTGCGGTATATATCGGGCTTTCCGCAGACGGATTAAATAATTTCTATATCAATGCAGTACCAAAGTCCGTTTATATTTGGGGAGCACAACTTGAAACAAGCGAAGTAGCAACCGCCTACATACCCACCACCACCGCAGCGGTAAGTGTTGGGCCAGTGGCAAACGTCCCCCGCCTTGACTATTTAGGTAGCACTTGCCCCCGCCTTTTGCTGGAACCGCAGCGGACGAACTTGGTAACAAATAGCGAAAACATTTCTGGCTCAAACTGGACTAATATTGATTCAACTGATTCAATCAATGTAACCGCCACGCTTGACCCAAGCGGGTATTATGGTGCGGATAAATTGCAGGAAACTACTGCAAATGCGGCTCACGTCATTGCTTTTCAAACTGGCTTGATGAGTTCTGCAAATACATACACATTTAGTTCTTTCTTAAAAGCAGCAGAACGAAATTGGGTAGCGCTTTACATTTACAATGGAACGAGCTCTTTTGTCGCATATTTTAATTTAACCACAGGAGTAAAAGGAAGCGTTACAAGTGGCGTAACTTCGGCAATTCAATCTTATGGAAACGGCTGGTATCGCTGTTCTATTACCCTTGCAGTAGCTGGCTCGGCACTTGCGAATGGCGGTGTTATTACTGCAACGGCAGACGGGACAATTTCTTATGTTGGTACTGCTGGAAGTGGCATCTACCTATGGGGCGCACAACTTGAAGCAGGAGCCTACGCAACCTCGTACATTCCAACCCTTGCAGCATCCGCAACCCGTGGGGCAGACGCTACCTACAAAGGTTCCATTTCTTCTTTAATTGGTGCTACAGAAGGTGTTTTGTTTGCTGACTTTATCAAGCCGCCAACTGGAACACCACGCACAAAGATTGCACGACTATCGGCTTTGCTTACCGATAGTGGGAACTCTTTTGCCAATAGCATTAACCTTGACGTAGAAACAAACGGTAACCTTCGTGGTAACATTGTAGCGGGTGGAACTTCGCAAGTGGATATTCAAACCGCTGCCTATGCCGCTGGAACAAGGATTAAAATGGCACTTGCGTACAAGGCGAATGACGTAGTGTTATACATCAACGGCACTCAAATAGGAACTGACACTTCGGCTACTATTCCAGTTTGCACGGCTTACGAAATCGCTTCTTATGAAACTGTAAACAGTTCTCAAACGAACTACGTTAGCCAAGCCCTACTATTCAAGACCCGACTTTCAAACGCCTCCTTGGCAGAACTTACCACTCTTTAAGATGCAACACTTTCGTAAATACGCCTTTGCTGACTGGGCAACAGCCAAAGCAGCAATCCAAACAGAAGTAACAACACCCGAAGGAACAGAACTCGTCTGGAATCAAGAACTCGTTTCTTGCGTTGTGGAAATTGGCCACCTATGTACGCAATGGGGAACCGATGCCGAAGGTATGCAAGTATGCGAGGCAACAGACCCGCTCTATGCCGTTGACATCGTATGGCAGAACGAAGCTCTTACCGCTTACGATAGTGCGTTGGTATGGCCTAACCCCGTTGGTGTAAACTCTTTTGGGTACACGTTAGATACCGAATACGCCCAAGCGTATTGCGTTGCCAACCCCGATGCCGAGTATTGCCAACCCCCAGCACCGATTGAATTATGAAAACAGATAGCACAAGCGCAGTAGCGACAAGTTGGAGTTTAGCCGTTGGCGGATTAACGATTGCCGAGGTGCATCAGATAGCGGGGTTATTTGTGATGCTGACCTCTTTTGTGTACACCTTGTGGCGTTGGAACCGAGATATTCGTAATGATAAATAGAATCTTTGCAAATCCAAAAACGACCGTTATAGGGCTTATTCTTATTTCATTCGGGGGTATCCTCGTTTGGTTTGAGAAAGCGTCTCTAACGGAGTTTAGTGCGTTTATTATGGGCGGATTTGCTTTAATGATGAGTAAAGATGGCGAAGCAGCAGGAGATAACAAGAATCAAGAAGTCCAAAAGAAAACTCGGACGGCACACAAAAAGCCAAAACAAAAAGTCGACGAGTAAGCCGTATCGAGGCCAAGGGAGGTAATTCGGAATTTATCCGAGTTATTGTGCAATAACTTGCACTTAAAGGTACAAAATACTATACTTATGCTACTTTCAAGGAACTTTACTCTTGCTGAACTTACGGATACGGATACCGGGCTACCCAACAATCCAAGCCAAGAGGAAATTAGGAATCTAAAACTATTGGTGCAAAAAGTCCTGCAACCCGTACGGGATAAGTTTGGAGTGATAAACGTAACAAGTGGTTATCGTTCACCGGGAGTAAATTCTGCGGTAGGCGGTAGTGCAACATCCGACCACGTACACGGCAGAGCCGCAGATATTCAATGCGAGGATATGGCAGAGGTATTTAAGTACATACGCAAATATCTGCCGTTTAAGCAACTTATTTGGGAATTTGGTACAGATGCTCAACCGAAGTGGATTCACATTGCCTACGACGCTAATAACAACAAAGGAGAAGTATTAAAAGCAATCAAGAAAGGTGGAAAAACAAAATACATCCAATTTTAACGACTGGTTAAATGAACTCGAAGAAGTACCCACACCCCCTGCTTGCTCTATTGATAATCCTGATTGTGAGTCTTGCTCTGGGTAGTTGTAGTGCCGAATATCATTTGCGTCAGGCCGTAAAGAAAGGTGCTGATGTTTGGCAAACCAAGTGGGATACGACTATTGTAACCAAAGAGCGTAACTTATGGGATACGCTTACGCTTACCGATGTTGATACCGTAGTTGTACAAAAGGACAACATCCGAATTAAGATTGTTAGAAACTTTGATACCATCCGATTGCAAGCGACGTGTTTGCCGGATACGGTGCAAGTAACCAAGTATATTAACACCAAGGTTACCACCAAAGAAAAAGGCGATTGGGAGAAATACCTGATGCTGTTTGCAGTTGGTATGCTGCTTGTAGTGCTAATAAGGCAATAGAGGTACTTTTTATGCGTTCTAACGCATTATTATCCAAAATTGTATAGATTATACCACTTGACTAATAAAATGCGTGTAAACGCAAATTTTCTTTTATTTTTAATTTTAACTCAAGTTAGTTAACTTGATAGTTAGTTAGATATTTAGTTATATAGTTAGTTAGTTATATAGTTAGTTAACTTAACTAAGTTGTAAAAAATAAGCATTGGGCGCATACGCCCGACAAGTGTTGATAACTTTTTAGTTATCTACATTGGTTAGACCTATTGTTTTCTTTTTTAGGTTTGCAATATGGCAACAGAAAGAAACGACCGACGCAAGAAGTATCTTGCTATGGAATTAAAACAAATTCCGAATGACTACACCAACGCCTTCCTTAATCACTTCGGATTCTGCGACTACCCAAGAAGCGAGAACGAAGCAGAAGCCCTGCGTAAATACAACTCGTGGGAAAACGGAACTAAACACTTCGCTGAATGAACACCAAGGATTCCACCAAGTATTCATCTATTGGGACGAACGTCCCTGATTACTACATCGGTAAGTTCAAAGGCATTGAAGCTTTTGACGTGGTACAAGACTTCGCCCACGACAATTACAACTTGGGCGTAGCAATCGCCTATTTACTCCGTGCCGGAAAGAAACCCGGAAACCCTGCCGAGCAAGATATTACCAAAGCAATAATCCACTTACAACGTGAACTCCAACAACTCGAAGATTATGCCGTACTATACCAACCCAGAAGTCAAGAGGCAGATAGATTTGATTCTGTCGGAGGTTGCGAATCTTTTCGCTAATTGCGATGACCAAAGCCGTGCCTACGCCAAGGAGCAGGAACAAACCTTGCTCAAAGAAGTCCACAAGCTCGACCCGGCCTTTGCAGCCCGTTGCGGATATAGAGATTAAGGTTGTACTATCCAAAGTACCGTCCCTTAATCAGTTCTACGCCTCAAAGCATTGGATAGTCCGAAAAAAGGCCAAAGACAAGTTTACCGAGGAGGTGCTTACACAGTTAGCAGCATACGACAAAACAAGATTCCGAACGATAACGGCTACGCTACGCCATAACTACGGATACGATAACGATAACTGCATTATGGCGATTAAGTTTGCCTTGGATGCGTTACGCAAGTGGGGAGGCATCGAGGACGATAGTACCAACTTTGTAACTAAAATCGTTATCAGCCGAGACCACGAGATAACAAAAAACACCGGGCAAGTAATTTTTTTTGGCAAAGGTGTTGTATGTTAATTTTTTTGCGTATGTTTGTCCTGTCTAACACCTAAAACTATTCTTATGGACTACGGACAAAGAACAAACTGGTCGCAAGAATCAGCCGCACAAATGGTTGAGTTTTTACAACATCGAATTGAGGCGATGGCATCCCGGATGCAGTTCCTCGAAGCAGAAAACGAAGTATTAAAGCAAACCCTATTAAACGAATTACACAATGCCTAAAATCACAAGCATCACCCCAAACGGCCAATGGCAAGAGTTCTTTAAGTTGGATATCCGTTTTGATAACGGCGACTTTGGAACCGCCTTCGCCAAGTCCCAAACTCCTTCCTACAAAGTAGGCGACGAGGTTGAGTACACCAAGAACGAGAAAGGTACAATCAAGATTCAACGTGGCGATAAGCCCGCTTGGACGCCTTCTGCACCCAAGTCCAACGATGACCGCAGCGCATCAATCATTCGCCAAGTGGCATTAAAGTCAGCTGTTGAAATGAGTGCCGCTTATGTTTCACAAGGAGCAACAATCGCCCCAGAAAAAATCTTCGAGCTTGCAGAGAAGTTCAACGCTTGGATGAGCGGAACCAATGGTTCTACCCACCAAGAACACTTTGCAACTCGTGTAGAAGAATCCAGTCCGTTTTAGGTGTTTCAATAATGACTGGTTTTTAGCCCCTCTCCGGAGGGGCTTTTTTTTGCCCAATGTTTTTTTGTATTGATTTTTTGTTTACGTTTGTCGTATGAAACACCCTGACCTAATTCCTAACGAAAAGGTATTGCCGTTCTTGGAAAGAGCAAGAGGCGGTAAATACTACGACACCGGTAAACTTGGCCACCCGGCTATTGATGAGTTCCTGCGATTCAAAGACGGAGAGTTTGTTGTTGTAACTGGCCACGCCAACGTAGGTAAAACGCACACGCTGATTTACCTGATGCTGATGCAAACAATGAATTACGATAAGAAGTGGCTTGTGTATTCATCGGAGAACGAGGTACACTCGTTGAAGCGCAAGTTGATTGAGTTCTTGTCGTGCGAACCAATCCAGAATGTAACCGAGGCCAAGATGTACCGCCACCTTGATTACATTGATGAGCATTTTCGTTTCATTGATAGCAACAACCTATACAACGCATTCGATTTGCTTCGGGTAATGCAAGAAATTCACGAGGAATGGCAGTACACCGGATGCCTTATTGACCCGTACAACTCACTTGTTACAGACCAAAAGAAACTTGGAAAAGCAGGGATGCACGAATACCACTACGAGGTAGCGTCCGCCGTGCGAATCTTCGCCCATAAGAACTCCGTAACAACAATCGTTAACACGCACCCGGTTACGGAGGCAATGCGCCGCACGCATCCTAATGGGCATCAATACTCCGGACTACCAACCCCGCCAATGACCTCGGATATTGAAGGAGGGGGTAAATGGGGCAACCGTGCCGATTCCGTGGTTATCATTCACCGTTACGCACAGCACTTAACGGACTGGGTGTTTACCGAGATTCACGTTAGAAAAACAAAGGAGATGGAAACCGGAGGCAGACCCACTCCGCTATCCGAACCAATCCGCATTCGCTCGATGAAAGGTAATGTTGGATTTACATACAATAATGTTAACTTGCTCGATGTTCAAGCACCTATTCAAACCGTAATTTATAGCGATGACCCATTTTAGTCAAGATTCTTGGGAGATTTACGTTCGGGATAAAATCCTGCAAGTAAGCGACGTTGTGCGCTGGTTAAATGAGATGGCCTTGGCCAACCCAAACGAAAGGCACGTAGTCGACTATATGCTATCCGTATGGCGGGCAACGCAGATGCTTGAAGATATGGTAGAGATGAAACGGCACTTGGACAAGCGCATAAACGAGGCACGAGTAGAAAACGCCCGCTTGCTTATTCAGAATCGGGAACGTGCTATTGAGATTGACGCTTTGAAAAAAGAACTTGAACAGATTAAAGACAATCTTTCGTTATGATACCAGTTCCATTCGCACCGAATGAGGTTTTTGCAATCAATGGCAAGAAGTTCTTGGTATTGGACTATTGGCGTCCTGTTAGCTGGAAGCAATGGAGTGCGTGGTATTTAATCGAGGATGAGTACGGCAAGCAATACGAAGTTCCGTACTTCCATATCCTAATTCAAAAAGAAAGAGGCAACGCTAAATACGTTGGTACAAGAGTATGAATTATAAACAATTTTGCCAGAATATCGGCTACAAGGATAATGGCCGTCGGGATTGGAATAACGTAAAAATCCGAGCAGCATACGCAAAGGCATTCCGCCCGTTCTTTACGTTGGAGCAGTTGGGAACGCAAATGGGCAAGTCCCACGCTACGATTATTCATTACTTAAAATTAAAATTCCCACGAGATAAATTCTACGAATCAGCATACGATGTAGCACAAAAATTACGAGGGGATATTCCAGAGCCACAAGAGGACGAGCAAGCGGTAATGGTTACGAAGGTTATTAACTATGATTATTTATTGGAACGGAATGCTGAATTAGTACAACAAGTAAAGAACTTGGAGGCGAAGTTGGCAGAAGTTAAAAAATACATAAATGGGATTTAGCGTTAACTTCTACCCGCTGTACGGCTTTTTGCTGGGTGCTAATTGGAGTAAGACCGAGTTCGAAGATGCAGACCTGCACACGGTGGAGATTTGCCTCGGTATTATATTAGTGGAAATTTTATGGGAATCCTACCCCGATTAGCAAAGCGCCACGACGATTGGTTGCGTATGGCAAAGTCCTTCGGTCTTGACCGGGACGATGCTCACGACCTGGTACAAGATATGTACTTGCGTCTGCATCAATACGTGGACAATCCCGAAAAGCTGGAATACGGGGACGATGACGTTAACACGTTTTTCGTTTACATTACGCTGCGGAATATGTACCTGCGGGAGATGACCCAGCGAGCAAGAATCAAATTCGTATCAATCGAGGAGTTTGACGATAAGGAGGAAATTTACAATACCGAATCCGACCAAGCCCTGACGATGCTATTGGATGCCGTTAACGAGGAGGTTGCTAAATGGGATTGGTACGATAACAAGCTCTTTACTATTTACCACGACGGCGATGTATCACTCCGCAAGTTATCGGAGGCAACAAAGATTTCACTTCGTTCAATTTACAATACTTTGAAAAATGGCAGAGACCGAATTAAAACAACCTGCGACAAAGAGTACCAAACGTGGGCGGAAGCCAAAAGGGTTAGGGGATAGAATCGAGCAGATAACCGAAGCCACCGGAATCAAGGCGGTAGTCGATTGGTTTGCCGAAGCAACGGGTATCGACTGCGGATGCGAAGCCCGCAAGGAAAAGTTAAACCGACTATTCCCAAGCAAGAATCCTAAATGTTTGGAGGAATCGGAATACAAATGGCTTGACCAGTTTTACAAGGAATACAAAAACACTTTGTCGGGAGAGCAAACCAAGGAAATAGCAACAATCCACGCACGAGTATTTAACCACCAATACCACGTGCCTTGCGGATGCAACCCGAAGCTATGGAAGCAATGGGTGGAGGAGTTGCGTTCCGTTTATACTGCCTATGAACCACTCGGGTAAGTACGGCGAAGCAATCTGGAAGGCGTATCTTGAATCAAAGGGATACGACGTTGAGGAAGCCCCGAATTACAAGTTCTACGACTGGGACTTGCGTGCAACAAAGCGAGAGGCAGACCAACACACAAACTTCCAGCCCGTATATACCTTCGAGGTTAAGTACGACGAGAAAGCGTATTGGTGGGCAAATAAACGAGGAACTCCGGATAACCCGAACCTTTATATTGAATACCGAAATACCAACAGAAACGAGGATTCCGGTATTTTAATGAGCAAGGCGGACTTCTACGTTTATATTATCAAAGCACAAACCGATATTGCTTATTTATTTAGTACCGACAAACTACGAACCCACCTGACGAGTGCTAATTACAAGAGCGTTGGGAATAGCGCAACCGGGGACGATAACGCTATGGGGTGGATTCCTCCGCTTGCTGTTCTTATGCAAACTAATTCATTCATTAAACAAATAGAGCTTTATGCCACTACCTAAACCAAAATCCGGAGAAAAACAAAAGGAGTTTATTCAGCGTTGCGTTACGGATAACACAATGGCCAAAGAATTTCCGCAAAGAGACCAAAGGGTAGCCGTGTGTTATCAGCAATGGAAAGAAAAGTAGAGCTTCGGCTCTATTTTTTTTGCTCGAATGTTTGGTGTATTGTTTTTTTATTTATGTTTGTACAAACAAAACACCTAAAACAATGAATCAAAAACTCCAAGACCTAATCATTAACATTACCGTGCCGTTGGCGTGGTTTGTTATTGCATCCATCGCAGTATTTGTGATGTTCCTCTTCCCTCAACTTTTATGGAATCTGCTATGCAAGTAACATACGTTGACCTAATGGATGCTGCGGCAGACCAGAATGTAGGCCCGGAGGATAACTTCGATACCGTAACTGCTTTCTACGAAGCGTTTGCTGCTTGGGCAGGATTCAAGAATGTAGAGGAGTTCTACGATTGGCATTTAGAGCTTGATGGCGAATACCAGCAATCTCCCGATGGCGTTAAGTTTTACGGCGGGTTTATCCAACAGCCGAGAGAGATAAACTTCCCAGAGGAGTTTGATATTTCGCCTTTGTATTTACGTGCGGAGTTCCGTGCCGAAAACCTTGCTTGGTAATGACGACTGTTGAATATATGTACTTGCTTGCAAAGCAGTACGGCCGGGACATCCCGCAAGAGGAAATAGACAGAGCTATTAATTACGAATCGATGCGTATGGATATTGCTTTTAACAATGGCGGAGCAGCAGCACACGAGCGTATTAAAAAGATGCTATGAAAATTATCGAACTGTTGGACGGTAGCACTTGGGATAGGGCTACCATTCTTGAAAAGATGCAGGACGATTCGTTTTACTACGGCCACCTTGCCAAGTACGCCTTGTCCTCGTCCGCTTGTAAACTGCTCTTGTCCTCACCCAAAACGTACCACTACGTTACGAAATACGGACAAGACGAATCCGATGCTTTCACGGTAGGGCGATTGGTTCACCTAATGGCGT